AAACATATCATCTTGTGTAGATGTATCACCTATAGTTGTTTCTGTACCAAAGAATACTAAGTGACGATCCGGTGTAGATACAACCATATGTCTTGATGCTGTTGGCGCACCTGTGATAATTGCAGCTCTTGTTTCTGTTGCATTACCTAAACTAGAGTCCCAAGAAAAACACGGGCCATCATGAATTAAACAAATAGCTTTATCTCCAAAATTATCAATCGACCACATACCAGGATCTAATGCAAGACCTTCAGAAGTTTCTTCATTCCAAGGTCCAAAAGCACTGGTGTCTGTTACAGTAGCACCATTACTATGAGCCGCTCTTGTTGTACCTCTAGCAGCTCTTACAATACCTGTTAATGTATTACCGCTAACTCCAGTGTAAGATATTTCTTCTGTCCCTACTCTTATATGATTAGTTCCTGTAGTTGGAAATTGTGTAGCGTCAGTTAAAACAATAGAAGTTCCTGACCCTCCGGTTCCAAATGCATCATCTCCTAAAGCACCATTGAGTGTTGTTGTTACAGCAGAAGAAGCTTGTCCACCCCAAGATCCAAGACCCCAACCATATCCTTTTTCTTGAACAGGTGTTCCAACAGGATAATAATGACGTACTCTAATACCACCTGATGTTACTGCACCAGATCCTGCTTCTGCTGATGGCATTGTGATTGTTATAGTTTTGGCCGTTGGTACACTTGTTACCATAAATTTTTTATCATTAAAATCAGATGCACCAAAATTAGAATTAGTTATTGCAGTAAAATTATCTAATAATATTATGTCTTGTGGGTTTATACCATGAGATGTGCTAAAAGTTATTGTAACAGATGTATCTCCATTGCTCGTGGTAAAAGCACTTGTAAGAGTTGTTGTGGTTTTAATAGGGTGTATGTCATAAAACACACCACCAGAAAATGCATATAGGATTCTGTTTGTTCCTATTATGGCATATCTTCTTGATTTACTATTAATAAAATGATGAAGTCCCCTAGCCGCTCCCGTTAATTCGTTTTCATTTACGTTTCCTAATTGACTCCAACCGCCTATTTTTTCAGGTATACCATATCTAAATCTAACATTATCACAATCAATCCATTGACCCTCTGCTTGGGTTGGTGTGATTTGTTTATTAATACCTGGCTGAAATCCTATTTTCTGTAACATAGCAGATAATTATAGCAGATTATGGGCTATTTCAACAGACTAAAAATATCGTCCATTTTCTCCATAGTGCAGATCTCCATGTTAATAGAGAGTCTTAATTCTTTTGATTTTACATTTATGGGGTTATGCCACATCCAACCAGGAAATATATACAGCTCATTTGTTTTAGGTGTTATCTTTAATATATCTTTTCGTTTACTTTTAAACTCTATTTCACCACCTTCCATATCTTTAGGTATATGCAAATAATAAACTGCGTTTATACTAGATGACAGAATATGATTATGCCAATTAACAGAGGGTATAAAATCTTTATTAGAAGCAACAGCAAAACAATGATCAAAATTATTTGAACGAAATGAAAAAGGGTTTAAATGTTTTTGAGCTGTGTTTACAAAATTTTGATATAATTTTTTTGTAAAAGTATTTTTTTTAAGAACATAGTTATTATCCCATTCAGCTCGTTTTATTTGATCTATAACATTATATCGAACTCTAGCTTGTTCGCCTTTTTTAAAACTATAAAAATCTTCAATCCTAACAATTGGAAAGTCTTTCATTACTTAGGTATTTTTCTTTCTACTCTTTTAAATTTTGAAGGCAGTCCTAAATGTGGTCTTTTATCTAAAGCATTTACTTCGGCTCCTGGAGTTGCTGTATTATTATAATGTAAAAATACTTGTGCACAATAATTACCTGTATAAGGTTCTCTCCAGTGTTCTAACAAATCACCTCGATAAACCAACATATCACCTGGATTTAAATCTACTTTAACACCTTTAGATTTGGACGGCATATATTTTCCAGTTGTTTCATTGTGATAGCCTTCCTCTTCTTTTGGATTAATATATATAGGCCACTTATGATCACCACCTAAATTAAGTGTAGTAGATATTTCACAGCTAAACCTATCTTTATGTCTTCGTAATTCATCTTTTACTTTATAGATTCTTGTGTAAGAATAATTTTCATATAATTTAGTCCCTGTAATTTTTTCCATTTTAGATCTTAATTTTATTAATAAAGTTTCCATAGCAATGTCTCCATAGTGAGAATACGTTCCAGGAACTTGTGGATCTTTCCATGTACCCCAATCAGTATTAAACTCAGACAAATATTGTGTGGTCATAAATGTTTGCAACACTTTTCTTTTCAACAAAATATAGTTTTTTAAGAACTCAGCCATCTCTGGACTAATGGCTTTTTTAATTACGGTGTATTTATTCTTTTTCCAATTCATGATTTATTGATAGTTGAAATTTATTAATACTCTAATTTTTTCATTTGTGCAAGTTGTGCCATAATGTCTTTGGTTTGCTTTAAACAATACGATTGTATTTTCTTTTGAGTTTACGAATTTATCTGAACCATGTCTTCCCCCATTGTGAAAATAAGTGTAACCATTATTTGTGTTAATATATAAGATGGCTGCTTTGTAATCTTCTTCTTGATCTAAATGTGTTTCAAATTTATGTATTCTAAATGTTCGTGGTACTAAATTAGCTTTTACTCTTATTAATTTTTTTACTTTTAATTTTTGTAAAATAGGCTCTATTAAATTAAACGCTCCAGAATTAATTTTGCCATCAAAAAAAAATGTGTGAGTTAGTTGATAGTTATTTAAATTATCTTTGCCTTCTTTATCAACTTTAGTGCTATTATAGTACCATGGAAAATCTGTACCTAACATGGGATCTTTTAAATTTTTAAAATCCTTTTTATTTAAAAAATTATTTTTTGTTTTTATTATCATTTTGTAATATTATTTCTATAGCATCATATGTTTGAAGCGCAGTCCAGTTACCCTCTTCATGATTATGAAAAGATCTACACATAAAAAAATAATCATAATCAAACTTTGATATTTCTTTTATATCTAATTTAATATCTAGAATGTCATTATTCAATAAAACAAAATCTTTTCGCCAATCTTGATATCTATTAAAAACAGAATTGTAATTAGCTATCCAAGTGCACCCAGTAATTTTACCACTTCTCATGTAGTGTCCTAACCAGTTACCTGACAAAAAACCAGCTTCTAAAGGTTCGGATGGTATATATTGTATATCGTGATGGTGATCTACGTTTACACAATACACAGGTTCATTTAATTCATCGACAATTTTATTTATCTCTCTATGTGATTGTGCAACAATTATCTTTTTAAACTTATTCTTTTTAATAACAGGAACTAAATTTTCTAATAAATCTTTAGCATCTCTTGGAGAGCCTACCCAGTCTATATCTATTGATAATAAATTTTTTACCATGATGCTCTATAATTAAATGCTATTGAAACTCTTTGTTTGTTTGATCTGTTTTGTTTAACATAATGTATTAGATAACCTGGAAAGATAACAACCTTACCAGTTTTAGGAATTATATCCCAAGTAAAAGAATTATAGTTATTCCAATTTTCTACCATTTCATCGTGTATCACGTATTGTAATTTAGAATTAGGATTTAAAAGTTGTAAGTTACCACATCCTTCTTGTGCATAAGGAAAATAGACTATAGCCAAATCAGCTGTTGGATGTTGATGTGGCATAGAAATATTATACGAACCATAATCATTAATCCATGCATCTATACAAATTTGTTTTGTGTTTTGTTTATATTGTAAAAGTTTGTGTGCTTCATCAGCTGTTTTATTTACTTGATCAAACACCTCACTAAATTCTGTTACTAGTTTTGGATTATGAAATATATTTTTTTGTTTGTAGTCATCAGCAGTTTCTAACGCATCAGCACATTTATCTGTAATTCTATCGTGATCTAAATTTAATTCTTTCTCTATCACGAAAGAAGAAAAAATATTATTTATTTTTTGGTCCTTCATTTCGTAAATGGTTTGTAATTAACTTTCTAACTGCTTGTAAATTAAAATGCACAAATCTATAATCATCAACACCTGCGTCTACAGTAAAACCATGATTTAAATATGCAGGAAAAAATATCATTGTTCCAGGTTTAGGTTTGTAGTGTATAAGAGGACTAGCCATTGATACGTTTGTTTTATCTTTTAATGGCAAGTCATTCATAGTTTTTGCAATTCTAGGATCGTTAAAAAATGGCACTGATGTTCTATTACTACATTTTAAAAAATAAAAACCTGAAATGTGGTTATCATAATGAACGTGTCCTTCGTGATGTCCACCACCTTTTTTAGAAAACTCTTGCACCCATAACTCTGTCCACATTAATTCGTATTGTGATAAATCATAACCAAACCAGTCTAAACAATTCCAACTGGTAGAACCAATAAAATCTGTAAACTCTTTTAAACCAGGATCTCCTATCATACTTGATGAATGATGAGACATGGTTATATCTCCAACTTTCTTTTTCCATTCTTTTTCTCTTTGTTTTATAATCTTTTCATTATTCTTTTTAGCGTTCTTTATATATCCATCACAAACTTTATTTACATCTTTAACAAATTCTGGAACTTCAATATGAAAAATAGGCGATTGAAAATAAATAGATGTTTTAAGATTATCTGTTTTAGCCATATTACCAAACCCAACTTACAAAAGAATATCGAGTTCCTTTCTTTACACTATTTACTTTATGTGCATACATAAAATTACTAGGAAACATTACTACATCTCCTTGTTTTAATTTTATGGTTTTATCTTTCCACATTACAAATTCACCTCCATTGTAATTATCATTTAATACTCCAACAATACTTAATATTGGTATACCTTTTGCATGACCATCAAATATATTATGAATGTGATCACAATGCATATTAAAATTTTGACCTTTAGAATATTTGTTAACTCGTATTGGTGTATAACCATTCCAACCTGCATACCAAGGCATACGTAATTGTTTTATATATTTACCTATAACATTATATAATTTGTCCATAATAATTTGTTTAGATGGAAATTCTTCAAAAGACATGTCAGCTTCTTTATCTATAGAAAAAGTTCTGTCGCCTTTAGGGTTATGATATTGTCCCTTTTCAAATTCTGTATTATCTAGTTCTTTTATAGCTTTATTACAAATGCTTTTACTAAGCATGGGATATACTTTTATGTAGTCAGTTAATTTACTCATTATTTAAATGGATATCCTAATGCCCAGATTACCAATGAATATCTTGTTCCTTTCGTAACTGGTTTAACTCTATGCCACAAATGTGACGGAAATAAGATGATG